CGCGAGCTCGTCCGCGATGCAGCGTTCGCCCAGCGCGCGCGCAACGTCACGGTGAACAACGTGATCGGCTCGGGCATCGGGCTGCAAGGCCAGGTGCGCAGCAGCCGCGACAAGCTGCGCGCGGAGATCAATGACGGCATCGAAGCGGCGTGGTGGTCCTGGTGTGCGGCCGACCGCTGTCACACCGGCGGCGTGCTGCACTTCCACCAGTTCGAACGCGCGGCGATGTGCCAGGTGTTCGAAGCCGGCGAGGTATTTATTCGCGTACATCGCCAGCCGTTTGGCAGCTCGCGCATTCCCATCGCGCTCGAGCTGATCGAGGCCGAGCGACTGGCGCAGCACTATGTGCAGCCGACCGCGCTGCCGGAGGGCTCGCAGTACCGCATGGGCGTCGAGCACGACGCATTCGGCCGGCCGCTGGCGTATTGGATTCGCGACGCACATCCCGGCGACTTGAAATGGTCGCGGGGCGGCGCTGGCGCCGAGCGCCTTACGCGCGTTCCGGCCGACCAGATGTTTCACCTGCGTCTGATCACGCGCTGGCCGCAGACGCGCGGCGAGCCGTGGCTGCACGCGGTGCTGCGCAAGCTGCACGATGTCGACGGCTACAGCGAGTCGGAGGTTGTCGCCGCCCGCGCTGCGGCCGCGTACATGGGCATCATCGAAACGCCCGACCAGGAAGGCCCGCTCAGCGGCGAGGCGCAGGCCGATGGCTCGCGCGAGTTCGATCTCGCGCCGGGCACCACGGTGCGCCTGAACCCCGGTGAAAAGTTCGGCAGCTACACGCCGAACCGACCGAATGCGGCGATGGAAGGATTCATGCGCCACATGCTGCGCGAGATCGGTGTGGGCGCGGACGTGCCTTACGAATCGATCAGCGGTGACTATTCGCAGTCGAACTATTCGAGCAGCCGACTGTCGCTATTGGAGTCGCGCGACACATGGAAGCACCTGCAGCAGTGGTTCATTCAATCGTTTCGTGAGCCGCTGCACAAGCTTTGGCTCGAGTCCGCGGTGCTGTCCGGCGCGATCCCGGCGATCAACCGCGCTGAATACGCGATACATCCGGACAAGTACGAAAGCGTGCAGTTCAAGCCGCGCGGCTGGTCGTGGGTCGACCCGACGAAAGAGGTCGCCGCTTACAAAGATGCGATCGCCGCGGGATTCACCACGGTCACCGCCGTGATCGCGGCGACCGGCAATGGCCAGGATCTGGAAGAGGTGCTCGACGAGCGCGAGCGCGAGCTGCAGATGATGGCCGACAAGGGCCTGAAGTTCGACACCTCGCCTGTTGCGGCGGCCCCAACACCACCGCCGATTCCGGCGGCCGATGAACAAGTCGAAGCGCTACCGGCCACCGCGCCGCGCGTGGTTCCCCTGCGGAGGTGATCCCTTGAAACTGCAACCACAAAACCGGCTGGCGAAAGCCGAGCAGGTCGATGTCGCCACGCGCACGATGCGCCTGTCGTTCAGCTCGGAGATCGTCGTCGAACGCAGCTGGGGCCGCGAGGTGCTCAGCCACAAGTCAGGCGCGGCCCGGCTGGATCGCATGAACTCGGGCGGCCCGCTGCTGTTCAATCACAACCTCGACGATGTCGTCGGCGTGGTCGAGCGTGCGTGGGTCGAGGGCGGCCGCGGCCACGCGGAAGTGCGCTTTCCGAGCGCCGGCACCAGCGTGCGGGCCGACGAAGTGTTCGGCCTGGTGCGTGATCGCATCCTCAGCAACGTGTCGTTCATGTACCGAATCCACGAAGTTGTCGAGGACAAAAAGTCCGACACCTTTGTCGTCACCGACTGGGAGGCGCTCGAGGTGTCTCTCGTCACCGTGCCCGCCGACCACACGGTCGGCATCGGGCGCACCGCTCCGCGCGACGAGCGCGAAGTCCGCATCAGCGAAGCGCCGGCACTTGCCGCCGCTGAATCACTCACCCCGGCCCCGGCCGTCACCACAGGCAACCGCAACATGAATGAAAACCTCAGCGCCGCGCCGGGCCCTAACGGCGAGCAGAGCTCGGAAGTCAACCCCGAGCGTTTGCGCATCAAGGCAATCACCGCCCTCGCGCGGCAGCACAAAGTCGATGAGGCGCAGCGCGACAGCTGGATCGACAGCGGCTCGTCCATCGATGATGTGTCGAGCAAGATTCTCGGCATCCTCGCCGAGCGCGGCGCGAACAACCCGCAGTCGATCGCCAAGCTCGACCTGACGAAAAAGGAGACCCGCACCTACAGCCTGCTGCGGGCCATCCGCAGCGCGTCGGACAAGGATTGGAACAACGCAGGTTTCGAGGCCGAGTGCTCGCGCGAGATCGCGCACCGCATGGGCAAGACGCCCGACCCCACGAAGTTCTACGTGCCTTTCGATGTGCTGCAGCGCCCGGTCACCACGCAGAAGCGCGACTTGAACGTCTCGCCCGGCAGCGCCGGCGGCTTCCTCGCCGACACGCGCAACGTCGGGTTCGTGGAGCTGCTGCGCAATCGCTCGGTGTTGTTTAACATGGGCGCGACCCGACTGGGCGGCCTGACCAGCAACGTCACGATCCCGCGCCACACGGCCGCCGCGACCGCCAACTGGCTCGGCACGGAAACCGTGGCCGCGACGGAAAGCCAGCAGACCTTCGGGCAGATTTCCCTGACGCCGAAGAACGTGGCCGCATACACCGAGATCGGCCGGCAGCTGGCGCTGCAGTCATCGCCCGATGCCGAAATGCTGGTGATGAGCGATCTGGCCGCAGTCGTGGCGCTCGCCGCTGACCTTGCGGGCCTCAACGGCTCCGGCGCTGCCGGTCAGCCGACCGGCATCATCAACACCGCGGGCATCGGGGCTGTGACTGGCACCACGATCGCCTACGCCGGCGTGCTCGAGTTCCAAACCGACTGCGCGGCCAGCAATGCGCTGTTCGACACCGCGGGCTACGTCGCCACGCCGGCCGTTGCCGCACTGCTCGCGCAGCGCGTCAAGTTCGCCAGCACGGCCTCCGCGCTGTGGGAAGGCAACTTGCTCAACGGCAACGTGGCGGGCTTCCGCGCGATGGCGTCGAACCAGCTGCCGGCCGGCAACCTGCTGTTCGGCGCGTTCGATCAAGTCGTGATCGGCGAGTGGGGCGTGCTCGAGGTCGAGGTCAACCCTTACGCCAATTTCGCGGCGGGCATCATCGGGGTGCGCGCGTTCTACTCCATGGACATCGGCGTGCGCTACCCGGCCGCGTTCTCCCTCGCGACCGGCGTGACGTGACCAGGCGGGGCGCCCGCAAGGGCGCCCCGAATCCTATGGCTGATCAACTCATCAAGGTGCTGCGCGCGTTCTACGTGCGCGGCGCGGTCAAGCAGGTCGACGACGTGTTCGCCGTAGACGCCAAGTTTGCCGCCGAGCTCCGCTCGCTGCGCAAAGCGGAATACACCGTCGCGACCCCCACCACCAAACCGGCCGCGAAGGCTGCCCCAAACAAGGACTCATCGTCATGCTGAACAACGAAGCAAGTGCGGCCACGCCGCTGATCGTGCTCAATCCGGTCTCGGCGGCCAACACCACCGCGGCAACCAGCGGCTGGGTCGACGTGCGACAGATCCAGGGCGACATCCTCTTGATCCAGCAGATCGGCGCGGTCACCGGCTCGATCACCACCGCGGTGGAAGATGCGACCAGCGCTGCCGGCGCCGGCGCCGCGGCGCTGACCGGCTACGCTTTCACCGCGGTCACTGTCGCCAACAACGTGCAGAAACTGGTGATCCCGGGCAGCCTGCCGCGCGGCTGGATTCGCACCGTGGGCACCGTTGTCACTGGCCCCGTGCTCGCGGCCGTCACGGCCACCGGCCGACCGAAGTACGTCTGACATGTCGCAGCTGGCAACCCTGCGCGCGCTCGATGCCGAGCTCCATGCCGGCCTCGACCTCGCAGGGCTTGCCGACATGGGTACGTACACCCCGCCCGTCGGGGCACCGTTTGTCGTGCGCGTCATGCGCGACGACGTGCAGGTCGAAAGCTTCGGCGACAACCAGCCGGTGCGCCACACGCGCACTGAGCTGGTGCTTCTGAAGGCCGACTTTGCCACGCCGGCGGTGAAGCGCGGCACGGTGCTCGTCGACACCGCCACATTTGTGCTGGAAGACCTGGTCGAAGAGGACCAGAGCCTCACCCGCTGGGCGGTGCGCTGATGGGCACCTATGCGCCACCGACCACCCTGCTGCTGGCACACGTCGCCACGCGGCTGGGCACACTGACCACGCCGTTATGGCGCACCAACATCGGCTTGAACGTCAGCACCGAGCGCGAGCAAGTGCTCGACACCGAGGCCCCGCTGTGCAACGTGCGGCTGATCGGCTGGGAATCCGACCCCGACGGCAGCATGGTCAATCGCAGCTGCGAGCTGGCGATCGAGGCGGTCATCCCGGCCACCGCGCAGAACGCCGAGGCGCAAGCGCAGCTGGCCGCCGAAGACGTGTTCGAACTGTTCCGGCTGCCCGGTGCGGGCGTTAACCTCGGCACGGGCATCGAGGGCGTGCTGCGGCCGGTCGACAGCGCCACGATCGAGCGGCCGGACGGCGCGGCCGCCGCAGTCGTGCGGTTCACGCTGCGGGCCATGATCTACGAATTGCTGTAACCCGCTGGCGCCTGGCGCGCCGGCCCACCATCCACGTCGCGGCTCGCATGTGCGGGCCGTTTTCGTTTCCGCCGCGCCGCGGCCTCACACAGGACTTACCCCATGGCAATTCTCTCTTCGCGCGGCGCCGCCTTCGACATCGCGACGACCTTCGGCACTGCAACCAACGTCGTGTCGGCCACCAACGTGGCCAGCGCGGTCGTCACCCTTTCTTCGGGCCACGGCATCGTGGTCGGCGACTTCGTCGAGATCCTCGCCGGCTCCGGCTGGCAGCGGGCCGAGGGTCGCGTGTTCCGCGCCAGCGTGGTCGCCGGCGACGTGATCACGTTCGAAGGCTTCGACACCACCAACACCGCGATATTTCCCGCCGCCGGCTTTGCCGCTGGCAGTGTGCGGCGCATCATCACGTTCACCACGCTCAGCCAGGTGCAGAACCTCGAGCTGACCGGCGGCGAGCAGCAGTTCACGGACATCACCGGCGTCGGCGATCTGATCCAAAAGCAGTTCCCAACGCTGCGCAGTCCCGTGACAGCCACCCTGCCGGTGTTCTACGACCCGGCGCTCGCCTGGGTGCCCGTCGTGCGCGCTGCGGCCGACGCATCGGCCGTCCGCTGCCTGCGCGTTCGCGGGCCGTCGGGCATGCGCCTCGTGCTGAACGGCTACGTCGGTTACATCGACGCGCCGACCATCGATGGTGACGTGTTCCGCGGCTCGGTCATCTTCGCCGGCGTTTCCATCCCCACGATCTACGCGAGCTGATAACAGGGCGGGAGTTGCCCGGCGCTCCGGCGCCGGGCGTTTTTCCCCTGCTGACGTTTTCAACCCCAACCACTGGAGCACATCGCATGTCGAAGTCGATCCGCGAACAAACCATCACCGCCTCGGCCAAGGTCGATTCGGTCACCCAGATTGCTGCCGGCACGGTCGACGGTATCGACGAGGTGCTGTGCGTTGCGCGCCTGTCGATCGAGGCGCGCAGCGGCGTGGGCGACACCGGCATCGAGCCCGGGCGCCGCGCCAACATCGCCGCGGCACTGAACCTGCTCACTCTGGCGGTAGTCAGGCCGGCGCGTGAGAACGACAAGCTGGTGCCGTTCATGACCCGCGACGAGTGGGCCGCGTGGGCGGGCGATCACACCGAGACTTTCTACAAGCTCAGTATCGCGGTCAACAACCTGCAGGGCGACGCGACCGCAGAACAGACCGAGACGCTGGGAAACGACTCACCACCGACCTGCACGAACGAGTAATCACCGCGCTGTGCTTCCGCCTGGGCAAGACCCGGGCGGAACTGCGCGGGTGCATGAGTTCGCAGGAGTTCGGCCAGTGGGTCGCGATCTTCATGGCGCGGCCGTTTGACGATCATCACATCTACGAGCTACCGCAAGCGCTGATCCGCGCCACCCTGCTCGCCGTCAACGGCAACAAGCCCAAGCTCGACGAGTTGTTGTGGAGCCACCGCACGCAGCCGCAGACGCTCGAAGGCTGGGCCGAAACGACGGAGGGGTAACGTGTTCGAGCCACGCATTGACGCCAGGGCGCTCACCCGCCTGCAGGCACGATTTGACGCCGTCGGCGCGAACGCGCAGCGTGAAATCGGGCAGGCGATGGTGAGCGTTCGGCGCGCCACGGGCACTGAATCCAAGCGCGCGGTCTCGGCGAT